CCAGTTCATCTGCTCTTTCCTGAGGAGATTTATCCCCAAAGCAGCTGTACGATCTTCTTCTATAAAATCCACCGTCTACAAGTATAGCTGTTATAGTGTCATCATTTTTAGCCATTTTTTCCTCCTAAAATTAAAAGCCTTAGGCTCACCGAATCCCTTATAACGGGCGGTTACTACTAAGGCTTTGTTAACATTTATACACCCATAAATCTTGGATGTACTTATATAATATGCCTTAGTTTTTAATTTGTAAACCCTTTTTTTGAAATTACTATAAAAATAATTTGTTTAAAGCATTTTTTTATGAAAATCATAAATTTTATATTTTGTTATTTACTAACTACGTCTAAGCGCATTTTACTGCATATTTATAGAATTGATTTTTATGATTTTCCGATTTTTTATATAAACACTATGAAGTGTGTTTACCGTATTAGTTATGTATAGACTTAATTTATCACCTTACGCTAATTATTATTTTCAATTTCTAAAGTTTGCCTATATTCTGCAGCAGTAGGGACTTTAATAAAATCTACTGTTTTATTATAATTCCTTTTTACTACATCTTCTATTTCATCGAGTGTAACCTTAAAGAATTCTTTTCTAAAATTTACTTTATTTACACTTCTATCACGGAATGTTTGGTGCAATATGTTTTCTAGTTCAGGGGCATTATCACTAAAAATCATTGCATGAACATCAAATTCAAAAGGAACAGAAGCGCTGCTTAATTCTTTAATTCTATCCATAGGTTCTAGTCTGCGTGTCATACCAATTTTATAAATATTTTCTCCAAATGAGCCAATATTAGAAATAATATATACAAATCCGGCTCTTGCGTTCATCTCCCTATCAAGAACAACTTGTTTTTCTTCTTCCAATTTTTTTATTTTTTCTTCTAATTCACGTATTTTATCCATATGTAATTCTTTTTCAGCTTCATTAGAAGTTTTTTGCAGATATTTCATCATTCGTGTAACTTCATTGTTAAATTGCTTCTGGTCTTTTTCTAATTTTTGCTTTTGTTTTTCTATTTCTCTTCTTACCTTTTCTTCTTCTACCATTTGCTCTTTAATTGCTTTTTGTATATCTTTTTCATTATTTTTTTTCATTTCATATAGATATAGCGTGTTTAATTGATCTAGTTTAATTTGTAACCAGTTTTGATTTAATTGAATACCATCAGTTTCAAAAATCTTATTTAAACTATTGAATGAACGAGTTATTTTATTTCGGGAAGTATCGATATTTTTTATAGTGACTTTATTCATTACATTGTCACATTCTGCATTAAATAAACGGGTTATTTGTTTTGTGTTGTTTGCTATAAATTTTTTGTCCTCAATGTAAGGTGATATAGTAAGTAGTTTGCCATTTTTTAAATCATTCTCTTCATTAATACGAGAAATACTTAATTTATTTTTGTATTCTTCAGAAGTGATGTTTTCAAAATCAGCAAAATCGAAATGCTTTTTTATTGCTTCTGATTTTAAAGTGTCTAGTTCATTTAATAAATTTTGTTTCTCTTCATTTAAGTTTTCAATATCAATTTTGAGATTTTTAACATTGATGGCTAAATTTTTATTTAGATCAGATTCTTTTTCTTTAATGCTTTTTTCTAAAGTTTGGACTTTTTCAGAATACCCTTTTTCTATACTGGTTATTTTTGCTTCCAAATTCTGAACTTCTTTAGAGTAATTGTTTTTTGCTTCCTCTAATTTAGAATTGTAATCAATGATACCAAAAACATATTCTTCATGACCTATTAAAGGTTGGTATTGTTGCATTAATAGTTTAATTTTCTTTTGTCTAATGAATTGCAAAGTAATAGCAATTATTAATGGTATTCCATAAAGAACCCCAAAAAATGCTAAAAAAATAGCAAAATAAGGGCTGTAATACCATTTATTTAATTTTTCAAATTCTTCTTTTGTAATTTTGTTCATATAGTTGACCCCTCTCTCCAGTTATTTAATTCCAAATTTCTTTTTTAATAATTCAATAATATCACGAACTTCTTTTTCGCATTGTTCGGCATATTCTTGTGGACACGTAAAATGGTTTTCAAAGATGTGAATAAGTTCATGTATAGCAGTTGTTTGCTGTTGATATTTGCAGCAGCGTGCATTAATGGTAACTAAATATGACTCACCATTATAATATGCAAATCCCCTCACATAAGAGGACATACTTTCCAGCACTAAACTAATATTGTGCCATCTTAGAAAGTCCTCAAATTCCATATAATCATCTCGTTTCTTTATTAAATGTATCGATGATTTTTAGTATTTGTTCTAGATCCTTTGGTTCTAGTTTTTTTGCTTTATCAAATAGAATAGCAAGTTGATCATTTTCAACTATTTCCTTATATAGTTCTAATAATTCAGGTTGATTTTTCAAATATTCAATATTTTCTTCATAGTCACCTAATTGTGAAAAATTAGGATCATCTACAGTTCCAACTATAATAGCAGGGGAAATTTGTAGTATATCAGCTAATGCTGCGATTCTGCTTCTTTTCATATCACCTATATTACCACTTTCCCAACGAGATACGGTGGCTTCGCTAACATCACAAGCACGAGCAACATCTTTCATAGTTAAACCTAAACTTTTTCTTTTTTGCTTTAATATATCTTTAATTTCCATATTATGTGCACCTCATTTTCTTATTTAAATTATAAGCCAAACATTACGTAAATGCAAATAGTATTGCATAAAAGTAAGTGTTTATGCAAAAATGATTGACTTGCGTAGATGCAAGTGGTATTATACTTACGTAAACGCAAGGAGGTGATTGAAATTGAATTGGATATTATTGGAAGCTAAAACCAAAGAACATGGTCTTACTAATGAGGATGTTGCAAACGCTTTAAATATTGCTCCAACAACCTATTATCGTAAAAAAAGAGGTGAAACTGATTTTTATCGTGAAGAAATACAGAAAATACGAAAAATCTTAGAATTATCATCCTCAGATGTTGATGCTATTTTTTTTGATCGATAACTTACGTTTAAGTAAGTTGGATTACTAATTCATCGACCAAATAAATTATAACTCTAAATAAAAATGGGTGTCCTAAAAAGACACAAATTAAAAACCGTAAAAATAGAGTTAAAAGTAAAAAACTACAAAAGGGAAAGGAGAATTATATGAATGAATTATTAAAGGTTAATTACGGTAGTGAACGAATTACATTATCAGCAAGAGAATTACATGAGTTTTTAGAGTTAACTGAAAGATTTTCAAGTTGGTTTGAAAGAATGAAACAATATGGTTTCGTTGAAAATCAAGATTATTTGGGGTGTAAAGTTTTTAACACCCTAGCAAGACAGGAATTACAAGATTATCAAATCACAATCGAAATGGCGAAAGAGATTTCAATGTTACAAAGAAATGAAAAAGGAAAACAAGCACGTCAATATTTCATTGAATTAGAAAAGAAATGGAACAGTCCTGAATTCATTATGAATAGAGCATTGGAACTATCTAAACAAAGATGCGATGCGCTTCTTCTTGAAAATCAAGAACTTAAGCCTAAAGCGTTATTTGCCGATGCAGTAGCAACAAGCAAAACTTCAATATTGGTAGGTGATTTAGCAAAGATTTTAAAACAAAATGGAATCAATATTGGTGCAAATAGACTATTCGCTGAACTGAGAGATAAAGGCTATTTAATCAAAAGAAAGGGTAGTGACTGGAATATGCCTACTCAAAAAAGTATGGATATGGAATTATTTGAAATCAAAGAACATACACACATTGATGGTAATGGGTGCAATGTTACTACGAAAACACCTAAGGTAACAGGAAAAGGGCAGGTGTATTTTGTTAACAAGTTTTTAGGTGACAGATTATAGAAAGGAGGTGAGGAAAGTGGACGAATACAACATTAGTGTTGAGGAGGTAATGAAAATAACACACAAAGGACGTGACTGGATACTTAACGCAATCGAAAGAGGTTCGTTTCCTGGGAGCATTACTATAAGTCCTGGTGGTCGCAGAAGTGCTCATATCCCTCGTAAAGCCTTCATGGATTACATGGAACATGATCATGTACTGGTAGATGGTAACTACATTGAAGAAGCAGCAAAACGAGTTGCAGAAAAAGCATTGACTGAATTAATGCCAACGTTTCTTTTCGAAATAAAAAAAGCCGTTGCTGAGAACAACGACTAACAAAATTAAAGCATCTTCATTATAGAAGATATTCAGGAGGAAGTCAAAATGGAAGATAAGATTAGGGCTTTAGTGAAAGAATTATTTGATTCAGGTATGACTTTAGATGAAATCATTGAAACTGTAGCATCTATTGCGATGACTGAGGACTTTAAGAGGAGCACCAACCATGAATCTAAATAATTTAAGACCTCGTGGAATTTTAACCATTGTTGCAGCAATATATTTTCTTGCTGAAATAGTGACATCAATTGTAGGTATGGTCCTATGAAAGATCGTACTTTTATCAAAATACTGATATTTGCTTTAGCAATGTTCATTGCGATAAGTGTTTACCAGGTATTAGTAATTAGAAATTTAAAGTCTAGTCTCGAGACGGTGACAAAGGACCGTGACTGGGTGATTGAGAAATATAACCAAAAGGAGAAAGAAAAATGAAAAATGTAAGGTTGAAACAGATGAAGTTGAGAAACTTCAAGGGAATCAAAGAACTGGATATTGATTTCAATTTGTTGGATACAAATGTCTATGGAAAAAATGCAACAGGTAAAACGACATTAGTAGATGCTTTCAGCTGGCTGTTCTTTAATAAGGATTCAAGTGGTGCAAGTGATTTTGATGTGAAAACTAAAACACCTGATGGTGAGTATCTTCATAATTTAGAACATTTGGTTGAAGCAGTTGTTGAAGTAGATGGAACTGAGACTACATTTAAAAAGGTATTCAAAGAAAAATACACTAAACAGCGTGGAAGCACTACAGCATCATTTACTGGGCATACAACGGACTATTTCGTTGATGATGTGCCGCGCAAAAAGAAAGAATACGATGAAACAGTTAATGAACTGTTTGATAGTAATATCTTTTCGATGATCACTGATCCTTTTTATTTCAACACAAGAATGAAATGGCAGGACCGAAGAAAAACTTTGATTGATATTTGCGGTGATGTATCTGATGAACTGGTGATTAATTCACTTAATGATTTAGCACCATTACAGCAGTTATTGAATGGCAAGAGTGTTGATGATTTAAGAGCGCAGCTAAAATCACAAATGAAGCCAATAAATGATGAATTAAAAACTATTCCAATAAAAATTAATGAAGCGAACCTTGCAATCCCAACTGAAATTGAAGAAGTTGATAAAGAAAAATATAAGTTTATTAATGAAAGAATTAATGAACTGGAAAATAAAAAGCAAACAGTTTTAAACGGTGGAGCAGCTGCTGAAAAAGAAACTGAATTAATTAAATTAAGAAATCAAAAGTTATTAGTTCAAAATGAAGTTCCTGATGTCAAAGCACTTAAAGATGAAGAGTATAGTTTGAACATTCAAATTGATTCATTGGAGCGTAAAAAAGAACGTGCTGAAAATGAAATACAAGCAAAGAAATCACAACAGAAATCAAATGAATTAATGCGTGATGATTTGAGAAATAAATATCTTGAAGTAAATGCTATGCAGTATGATGAATCACAAAATATTTGTCCTCATTGTGGACAGCTTTTACCTGCTGATAAAGTAGAAGGATTCATGGAGAAGTTCAATATCAATAAATCTAAACAGTTAGAAAATATCAACAAGGACGGAAAAAGACTTAAAGAACAGTTTGAATCTCTGACTGAAGATATTGAGGTATTAGAAAAAGATATTCAAAACCATCAGATTCTAATCAATGATTATCAACTTAAATTAAAAGAGGTTGCTAAAAAAATTGCAAGCATCAATGAGGATTTTGCAAAAGAACAGGAACCAAAAATTAATGCAATTGATGAACAGATTCTTGAAACAGAACGTCAAATTGAATTTTTGAAATCCAATACATATGCTGAAACTTCAAAAATAGATGAAGAAATCAAAACTTTAAAAGAAGAAAAAGATATTTTAGATGCAATTGTTATAAGTGCTGATCTTGCTGAAAATCAAAAGAAACGTATTGAAGAACTTGAAGCAAGAGAAAAGCAACTTAATGATGAATATAACGAAAAAGATAAATTGCTTTATTTAACTGATTTATTCATTAAAACGAAAGTGGCTATGCTAACCGAAAAAATCAACAGTAATTTCAAATTATGCAACTTTAGATTATTTGAAGAACAGATTAATGGCGGTTTGAACGAAGTTTGTGAAGTAACGGTTAATGGTGTTAATTACACTGATTTAAACAATGCAATGAAGATAAATGCGGGCTTGGATGTTATCAATACAATTTGTGATTATTCAAATACATATGCACCTATCTTTATTGATAATGCTGAATCAGTTAATGAAACAATTAAAACCAATTCACAACAAGTAAGATTATATGTAACTGAAAATGATGAAACATTAAGAATTGAAAATAAATAGAAAGAGAGAAAGAAAAATGACAACACAGGAAAATAGACAGGTTGCAGCACCTAAAACAGTACTAACAAAAGTAGCAGATTTATATCTGCCTATGATTCAAAATCAATTAGAAGGCTATGGAATACAGCTTTCAGATTACCAAAAGGAATGCGCATTGAATGCCATTTCATCAATTAATAATCTGTTAGAAGCAAATGGGTTAGATTTTAATAGCGAAAAGCTGGATAAATCAAATGTAAAAGATATTATTCAACGAGTTACATCACTTCAATTAAATCCATTGGCACAGCCAAGAGAAGTATATTTTCAATTAAGAAATATCAAAGATAAAAATGGAAACTGGATCAAATCTTTAGAAATGGGCATTGAAGGTGACGGGAATGATGCATTAGTTAGAAGATTTGGGGTAGATGTAAAAAAAGTATGCCCTTATTGGGTAGTTCGTGAAAATGATATTTTCGAATATCCATCATATAACGGTTTGGAATTTACACCACCTAAATGGACACCAAAGGGAACAGGTAAGATATCTAAGATTGTTTATCCTGTTATTTCAACTGATAATACTATTCATTTCTATATTGGTGAACGTGATGATGTCATTAATAATTTAATGGCTCATATTAGAAATAACATGATGAATGAAACGTTTGGTATTTGTCAAGACCGCTATAGAGCAACTGCTGAACAAAAAACACAGATTGAAGCAAAGAAAAAAGAAATGCTAGAGAAAGCAAAAGGGTTAGGTTTTGAAGTGATTCATAGTGACGAATTTTCTAAATGGATTTCACCATCATGGAAAGACAATGAAGAACAGATGATTATTAGAAAAATCAGAAACAACATTACAAAGAAAATCCCTAAAAATTTCGGTTCATCTTATACCATGAATGCATATATGGAACAAGCTGATGAAACTTATAAAAATATCAGAAAAGAAGTGAATGAATTTCAGGCAACAGAAGTAATTGAGTTACCAAAAGTGGAGCAGTTACAAGAACCACAGGAATCGCCAAAACAAGCGCATACAGAGCCAAAACCACAAACACAACCAAATGCACCTAAAGAAGAAAAACAAGCCACAGCGCAAGTGAAACAAGAGCAAATGGGTATGGACTGGTAATGAAAATTAAATCTATAGCAAGCAGCAGTAAAGGAAACGCTTATTTAATAAGCGATTTCCAAACTACTGTACTCATTGAATGCGGGATATCACTTAAAGAACTAAAAAGAAAAACAAATTTTATTGTTCCTGGTGTAATTGATGCTTGTTTGATTTCTCATGAACATGGGGATCACTCTAAGTCGCTAAAAGATTTATTGAATGCGGGTGTTAGGTGCTATGCACTAAAAGAAGTGTTTGAAGCTAAAGCGATTAATAATCATCACAGGGCGAAAAGGCTTAAACATTTAAAGCAGATTGATATAGGCACATTTAAAATAATTACTTTGGAAATGAATCATGATGTTCCTTGTGTTGGTTTCCTTGTTTATTCGGTTGTGACGAATGAAAAGCTGTTATTTGCAACCGATACATATATGATCAAGTACGCTTTCCACGGGCTTGATTACATCATGATAGAAGCGAATTATGATATTGAACTTGTTGAAGAAGATGCACAAAGAAAAAGGCTTATCCAAAGCCATATGAGCATAGACACAACTATTCAATATTTAAAATCTATCGATCTGTCAAAAGTTAAGAGAATCTATTTGATGCATCTGTCAAGTAGACATTCAAATGAAGAAGATTTTAAAAGAAGAGTACAGGCAGCAACGGGAAAAGTTGTTGAAGTGTGCAGCGAGTAAAGGATTGATTAATTTGAATCATATAAAAATTCTTGAATTATTTGGTGGGATTGGTGCGCCAAGAAAGGCATTAGAAAATTTAGGGGTTGATATAAAATCAATTGATTATGTAGAAATATTGCCTTATGCAGTCCAAGCGTATAACAGCATTTTTGATAATGATTATAAGCCACAGGATATAAGAACATGGAATCTCAATGTTGATATTTTGATTCATGGTTCGCCCTGTCAAGACTTTTCAAAAGCGGGTTTAAACAACATAAACACAGGAAGATCGATCCTGTATGAACGTACACTTGAAATAATAGGCAACGAACTGTTGAGAAAGCCAAAGATAGTTATTTGGGAAAATGTGCCTAACTTGATTTCAAAAAGACATTATGAACACTTTGAACATTATATAAATACAATGAAGGGATATGGCTATACAAATACATTTAAAATCTTAAAAGCTAGTGATTATGGAATAGCACAAGCAAGAGATAGGCTATATACAGTAAGCATATATGGTGATGATGAATTCGATTTTCCTGATAAGTTTGAATCATGTAGCGATATAAGAAGCTATTTGGATTTCACAACAGACTTTGAAAAATATAGTCTTACAGATAATGAAAAATCATTATTCTTCTATCATGAAAACAATCTTTGCGTAAAAGAAGCAACGAAACTAGGATATAAGATTGTTGAAGAATATGACACAGTTAATGTTGAATTTCCAAACAGCAAGACAAGAAGAGGAAGAGTTGGAAAGAAGGTGTGTCCTACTTTGACAACAAGTCCAAGAATAGCTGTTTATTATGATTCAAAATTAAGAATGTTGACTTCACTAGAACATTGGAAATTGATGGGGTTTGATGATCATGATTACTTCAAAATGAAATCCGCAGGGTTGAATGACAAACAGATTTCATCGTTAGCAGGAAACAGTATATGTGTTCCTGTATTGGAAGCAATATTTAAAGAAGTGCTATCAAAGCACTTAAATATTGTTTTAAATTTATAAAAAATAATACCCCACAGGGTATAGAAAGAGGAAAGAGAAATGGAAAATACAATGTTAAGAGATTTAGGAGAATATATTGAACAATTAGTTAATGGTCAGGTTGCCCCTGAAATTGTTGAACATGAAGGTGTTGATTATATCAGAACATCATATGGATATGAACAGCTTTGTAAACCTAAAACACATAAAATTGAAGTTAACAGCTTAAGTGGTTTAGTAAAGATGGTTAGAAATTCAGTTAGTGATTCTGAAGAAGTTTATGGTATTCATACACCGTTTATTGTTAGAGTCGATTTTAATTATATTGAGGTTATTAGTGCATTAAACGATGATAAAACAAGAAATTATCTTGTAGAAGCTAACCCGATGATTCCATCCCTATATATGGGGCAGCACCTATCAGTTGAAGAATTGATAATTTTGCTTTCAACTGCTTATATTCAAACAGATAATACACAAAAATTTATTGAATCACTTTCTTCATTAAGAGTTGTTGAGGAAGTTGAACTAAGTGATGATGGTGTTAGTCAAACTGTAACAGCTAAAAAAGGTGCATCAATGAATGTAAAGTTCCAGGTGCAGCCTATCGTTAAGTTGAAACCTATTAGAACTTATGAAGAAATTGAACAAGTAGAATCTAAGTTCTTATTTAGAGTGAATGGAAATGGAAATGTATGCTTGCGTGAAGCTGATGGCGGACAATGGAAATATGAAGTTCAAAAAAGAATAGTTGCTTATTTAGAAGAATATTTAAAAGATTTGATTGAAGAAAATAAAGTTGTTGTAGTTGGTTAGAGGTAAGAAAAATGGATGAATTAGTTAAAGCAAAAGATGTTAAAAAAATTGGGATTCTAGGAATCCAAAACGGACAGATCATAAAAAATATTAATTATGAATTAGAAAAAATCATTAAAAATATCAACGATATAAATACGGATGATAAGCCACGTGAATTAAATGTAAAAATTAAGATTATTCCTATTAACAATAAAAAGCAACTGGTAATTGAATGTACACCAACCGCTAAACTAAGACCGCTTAATACGGTCCAATCAACATTATTCAACATTCAAGAAACTGATAAAGAAACTGGTGTTGTATTTAACAAATTACAAGAAATAACTGATGTTGCTATTGAAATGATTGCATCATATGGCATGGCAGTAGGCAAAACAGTTTTTGATACTTGTGTTTGGGTTGGTAGATTTTATCAGCTTATTAGTGAACGATCAAATATAAAACCTACATTCATATATCGTAAAGATGAAAAAATGTGTATTTGCGGAAATATGAAAGCGAAGGATTCTAACATTAGGCAAGCGCTAATAGATCGATTTGCAAATCATGATTTTAAGAATGGAAAAGGAAATAAAAAAAATCCTGATTGGTTTTATGGATTTAAAGCCGATGTTTGGGCTGCATATGCGGTTGGAGTAACATATCATGAACTAAAAAAGAAACTTAAATTTTAGCTTGTAATAGGTTTTTAATTAAATAGGTATAAGTTTAATCGAAAAGTTAAAAAACTCTTCACACGCTTTAAATAAATGAAGAATAGAGGTGTTTAGATGGTTTTAATTGTGATACTGATTGCAATTATAGTTATTTTGCTGCTGGCGATAGATAAATTGATTAGTGATAGAAACTACTGGAAGCGAGTAGCTTATGAAAAGCAGCAAATAATGAATAAATGGTGGTATGAAGATAACTGAAAAAGATTTAGCAATGTATAAAGAAGCACAGGAAATTAAAACAGCCACGTGTAATATCACGCAGGCACGGTTAAGACAAACAAAATACGGTTATTATCGCTGGAAGGCTTCAGGTCTTAGCATTTCAAAGTATCTTTACATTGCAGATAATGAAGAAAAACTATTAAAAAATGATTTAGAAAGAAGAAAAAAAGATGAATACAGTAAATTTGATAGGAAGGCTCACAAAAGCTCCCGAACTTAGAAGGACAAAGCAGGGTACAGCAGTAACAACGTTTAACCTTGCAATAAATAGAGATTTTCAAGGCGCAGATGGACAAAATGCGGATTTTGTACCGTGCGTAACCTGGAATAAACTAGCTGAAAACGTTGAAAAATACTGTTCTAAAGGCAGCAGGGTAGGGATTATAGGAGCTTTAAGAAGTAGAAACTATGATAATCAACACGGGCAAAAAGTTTTTGTTGTAGAAGTCCTCTGCAATTATGTTCAATTCCTCGATACAAAGAAAGATGCAAACAGTCAACCCGCATCACAAAATTACAATCAATCGCAAGCTGATAACAATTTCAGTTCATACAATCAAAACAGTTTTGAAAACGACAATAGCGGTTTTGATATAACCCCAGATGATCTACCGTTTTAGAGGTGAATGGTTAAATGGCAAGCAAAAGAATGTTTAATATAAAAATTATTGATAGTGATGCTTTCTTAGATATGCCACTATCAACACAAGCATTGTATTTTCACTTGAATATGAGGGCAGATGATGATGGATTTGTAGGCAACCCAAAAAGGATTCAAAGGCTTGTTGGAGCTAGTGAAGATGATCTAAAACTACTGATTGCAAAAAGATTTCTATTGGTATTTGAAGATGGTGTTATTGTCATCAAGCATTGGAGAATGCACAACACAATAAGAAATGATAGATATACAAGGACAGCATATATTGAAGAATTGAAACAATTAAAGATTAAAGACAACAAGGCATATACATTATCAAATGATGAAATCGTTGAATGGCAACCAAATGGCAACCAAATGGCAACTGTTGGTATGACAAATAAAGAAGAAATGGCAACCAGTGGTATGACAATTGGGAAACAAAATGCTTCCACAGATTTAGGTTTAGATATAGGTTTAGATATAGGTTTAGATATAGGTTTAGATATAGATAAAGATATATATAATGCTCAGAGCGATAAAATCACTCATGAGCCAACACCTACCGAACCATCTGTTATTACTATAACGTTAAATGATAAATCAGAATATCCAATCTATCAAAGTATGGTTGATGAATGGAATGAACTATATCCAAATGTTGATGTACTTCAAGAGCTTAGAAAAATGAAAGGCTGGTCAAATGCCAATCCTGCAAAAAGAAAGACTAAAAAAGGAATTCAAAGATTTATTAATGCGTGGTTATCTCGTGAACAGGATAAACCGTCCTATAATAAAAAAACTGCACCCGTTATTAATAATTCTACTGATGATGGATTTGCATTTTAAAAACGCAAAATAAAGCAAATTAAGACGAAGGGAAATAAAAAATGAATTACGATGAAACAAGAAATATATTATCAATCTTAAAATTAAACTATCCGCAAAGTTTCAAGGGATGGTCACTTCAACAGTCACATGACTTCTTAAATTTATGGAGTGAAGCATTTAAAGATGACCCTGTTCAACTGGTTGCAGGAGCTGTTAAATCAATCATTTACAGTGATACAAGAGAATTTGCGCCTAATATAGGACAGGTTAAAAACAAAATGCATAAGCTAACTGCCAAAGATGAGTTAACAGAAATAGAAGCATGGGGAACGGTTAAAGCTGCATTAAGGAATAGCGGTTATCATGCAGCAGAAGAATTTGAAAAGCTGCCGCCTGTAGTTAAAAGCCTTGTTGGTTCGCCTAGACAGCTTTTTGAATGGTCCATGATGGATACTAGCGAAATTGATACTGTTGTAGCATCAAATTTTCAAAGATCATACAAGGTTAGAGCAAAGCACGAAAAGGAAATGCAGGCTATTCCTCTTGAAGTAAAAGAAGCACTGGGAATCACAACTTTAACCGAAAAAATGAAACTTGAATCAAATTTAAACAAGCAAAATAGACTAGAAGGGCATAAAGATGATAGTAAGTGATTTTTGGTTAGGTGTGATCCTAACCATTGCAGCAGAAGCAATAATAACAATCTTAGTTGTTGATTATTTAGGACAAAAGGAAAGAGAGGAAAATAAGAATGTTAAAGATAGAAAAGATTAAAGAAGAAATTTTAAATTATAAATCAAACAATGATGAGCGTCTCTATTGTTATTTAGGACGGTTGTCAACAAATTCTGATTATAGCACAAATTGTTATAGAAAAAATATGGAGTGCTCAGAATGCTTAAGGCTGTCGTTGTTGGACTTATTAGGAGAATATAAAAAACCTGTTAAATTATCAAAATTTGAATATGAATATTTAAAAGTTGCTAAAAAAGAGGGATTTAATTTTATTGCAAGAGATGGAGATGGCAGATTGTTTTTGTATAAAAATAAACCTTTCAAGTCGTTGGATGAATGGATTGTTGCTAGCAAAGATTGTAGTAGGATTTTAGATAGTTTATTAAATTTTGTTAAATGGGAAGATGAAGAACCCTGCAACATCGATGAAATATTAAGCAATTGTGAGGTAATTGAAGATGAAAAAAGTTAATCCAGCGGACATATTAATTAGTCCAGTTGGAATGGAAAATTTATTAGTTATTGATCAATTTAATAATGAAGTAATTAAAAATAATGAACTACTTTTGGATAAACCATATTTTTCTTTAGAAGATGTGTTAGACGGTTTAAATAAAGACGGACATTATTTAATTATTGTCGAGGGTCCGTTACATGGTGAAATTTATCGATATAACAATTATGGTGGACAAGAAGTATATTTGATTGGAAAAACGTGCGGGTACGCATGAAAGGAGAGAAAACAATGACAGTAATAGTTGAAACAACTTCTTTAGCAGAAGAAATAGTTTTTAGAGATATTATAAGAATTGAAGATAAGGAAGAATGGATTGTTTTAAATGATAAAAATGGTCGGTGTTTACCAATGCCAAAACAAGGCATTGAAAACATAAAAGTTTTAGATATTTTAACAAAAATAATCGATGACGAGGAGGAATAAGTATGAATTATCCAAAATATCAAGAAGCTTTAGATAGGTTATTAAATGATGATTACGATTTTTCACATGATTTTTATGAAGATGATAAAGCTACTGCAATGGAACATGATATAGATACTTTGCAAGAATTAGTTGATAAAGCAACGCCTAAACGTCCAATTTTAAATAAGATATGGGAAGATGAAGATACAAAAAACATTTATGATGAATGTGGTCGTATAAATGAACTGCTGTGCGTATGTCCTAATTGTGGTGAAAGTGCTATATACGATTTTGAATATAATAAAAGATTTAAGTGTTGTTCTCATTGCGGGCAAAGGATAGATTGGAGTGATATAGATGGAAAATAAAGTAACGATTTACAAAGGTGAAGTAATGCATGATTTGAAAGCACTGTTTGATAATGCTGGTGATTATTTTAAAGATGAATATGAGCTTGTAAAACAATATATCGAACAGTTGGAACAAGCATTAGATAAAGCGTGTGAAGAATTAGAAACATTTGATGACCGTTTAGTCGAATACAATATTGGAGATAGTAATGAAGTAATGACAAAAGAAGAATGGAAAGAGTGGTGTATAGAAGATGACGAGTAGAGAAGAATGCGAAAAGGCGTATTTGTATTTATTAAAACATTGTTATGAAGCAACGAAAAAAAATGACACTTACGATTTTGCACCAAGTGGCTTTAAAGAAAGCGAAGTGTTTAAGCAATTAATCGAAGAACATTTTGACAAAAACGGTAATGTTAAAGTTTTAGCTAATATCGTTATTGATGAAGAAATTAAAAAACTCATTGTTCCTGAGCCTTACAAATTTGAAGATTTAAAGCCTAATATGTGGGTTTGGGATAATGTAGCAAAAGAATGTTTATATGTTATTAAACCTTTTGTGAATTTGTTCACTGGGATTAAGTATTTCAGTTGTTTAAGAATTTATAAGAAATAGAAAAAATAGAAAAATTAGATATTAAATTTGAAGAAAACCGCTTCTTCCAGTGCAATGCGCTAATTGGAATGGAAGTGAAAGATGATGGAACACAAAAAAGTACTGATGATTGAATTATTTAATCTTTATGAGCAGAGGCAGTTTGTAAAACCTAAATGTTCAAAAATCATCATTGATGAATATATTAGAAAATTGGAAATTGAGTTGGGGGTACTGCTTAACAATGGTAAAAACGATTACTAAAAAAGAAGCTGAACAGCTTATCAATGATACTGTTTCAAAAACGGTCGAAGAACTGATGAAACAAAAGTTAATCAAGAAGAAGGATTTGAACACGTATCAAAAAACAGAACAGATCCTTTATAACTACAATAATTTTAAAAATGTTGTAAAGGATAAACAGGAAATGATAGAACAGATTAAACAAGTTGGAATATCTAAAACAAGCTGTTCTTTCATTCCTATGCCACAAGATACAGGTTATAAATATATTCCAAGTGAAGAAGAAAAAAAAGATAATGAAATAACTGTACTCGAAGCATCTATTGCAGTTACCAAGAACTATATTAGGATTATAGACAATGCGCTTAAAACAATAGCTGATGATCCTTATTACAAAGTGATTGAAGATTGCTATTTCAATGGCAAGAAGTATTCAACAGTTGCTAATGAATGGGCATTTCCAATTAGTGATGTTGCAATTGGTAAGAATAAAAACAGGTTAGTAAAGAAGTTATCAATCTACCTGTTCTCTGATGATGTAATTAAAGAATTGTATTCATAAAAAAGATGTCCATATTGGGCATCTTGTTTTGTTTTAAGATGATGTAATTCGTTTTCTTGACATAAGTTATTTTTAGGTTATTTTCTAGTAATTTACTTATTATATTTAGATGTTATAATGATTATAGTGAATAAATATAGTTAAGGTATATGTGTTGTGAGGGGTTACTCTTCACATATAAAACAGTATATAAGAACAATGGGTTATCAAATATTATGGTAGCCTTTTTTGTTTGCTGATTTGATACAACTATTAATTAATATTACAAATAATAATGCTAGCTATAAAACAATATTCCCGTGTGAAGTGTTTTTTCATTTTAAAATTATTCTCCTGAATTTTATAAAGTCTAATATTAATAGTTGTATCTAATGAGTGAATAAGCGTGAATTAAATCAAAATGAAAGGATGTGTTGCATGATGGCAACTAGAATGACAGCTAAACAAAAGCGTTTTTGTGATGAATATCTTATTGACTTGAATGCGACACAGGCAGCTATTAGGGCGGGATATTCAAAGAAAGCAGCAAGACAAGTAGGAAATGAGAACATGTCAAAACCGTACATAAAAAATTATATTGAAGAACGTATGCAAGAAAAAGAAGATTCATTAATTGCTAAACAGGATGAAGTATTGAAGTATCTAACAAGCGTTATGCGTGGTGAATCTAAATCAAGTGTTTTAGCAATGGCTGGTGATGGTGTGCAAGAGGTCATACAAAAGCCCCCTGATGAAAGAGAAAGAACAAAGGCAGCCGAATTATTAGGTAAAAGATATAGGCTCTTCACTGACAAAGTAGAAGTTGAAGGGGCTATTCCTATTGTGATTGTAGATGATATTGATGAATAAGAACGTAAAGAAAATATCATTTAGAGAAATGGTTGGTGGTGGATATGATGAATACTTGCGTTTCAAAGGACGTTACAGGATATGCAAGGGTTCACGTGCTTCTAAAAAAAGTGCTACAACGTCATTAGACTACATCAAGAACATGATGAAGTACCCACAAGCTAATTTGCTTGTTGTTCGTAAAACAGGTAGGACACTTAAAGATAGTGTTTATACACAATTGAAATGGGCAGTTCACAAGTTCCAAGTTGATGCATTTTGGAAGTTTACTGAATCACCTTTAGAAATGACTTATTTGCCCACAGGACAGAAGATATACTTTAGGGGATTAGATGATCCTTTAAAAGTAACGTCTATTGCTGTTGATGTGGGTGTTTTGTGTTGGATGTGGATAGAAGAAGCCTATGAAATAACAAAAGAAGATGATTTCAATATCCTTGATGAATCGATTCGTGGATCTGTTCCACCAGGATTGTGGAAACAGATTACTTTAACATTCAACCCGTGGAATGAAAAGATATGGATTAAAAAGCGTTTCTATGATACCGAACCTGATGAAGATATACTAGCAATAACAACAAACTATATGTGCAATGAGTTCCTTGATGAAGCTGATTTAAGAGTGTTTGAGCGTATGAAAAGAGATAATCCAAAACGTTATAAGGTTGCTGGTTTAGGTAATTGGGGTATTGTTGATGGCTTAGTATATGAAAATTGGAAAGAAGAAGAATTTAACATTGATAAAGTAAGGCAATTATCTACTGTTAAAAGTGCTTTTGGTTTGGACTATGGTTATACAAATGATCCAACTGCTTTATTTTGTGGGTTAATTGATAAAACAAATAAAAAGATTTATGTTTTTGATGAAATGTATAAAAAAGGTATGTCTAATGAGCGTATTTATGAAGAAATAAGCAAAATGGGATATGCTAAAGAAAAGATTATAGCAGATAGTGCAGAGCCTAAGTCTAATGATAGATTACGAACATTAGGGCTAAGAGGTGTTAAAGGTGCTAGAAAAGGCAAAGACAGTATAAAAAACGGAATAGATTTTATACAAGACTATGAAATTATTATTCATCCTAGATGTGTTAATTTCATTACTGAAATAAGTAATTATCAGTGGGATAAAGACGAGTTCAACAACAAATTGAACAAGCCTATTGATGATTTTAACCACTTAATGGATGCTATGAGATATGCATTAGAAGGATATAGTAAAGGTGAAATCTATTCATGGGATTAGAGGTGAAAGAAATGAATGGACCAGGATATTTTAAAGGAAAAGAAGTTGTAGATGTAATACAATATAGTGATATGCACAGTGTTAGATTTAATACACCATATGCTTTTTATGTTATTTGCAAAGATGGTTCAAAATATGAAGTTAGTAGTGATGAAGCTAAAAAGCAAGCTGATTTTTTATCTCGAAAAGAAGAAAAGAATAGCAGCATGAAAATCAATGTTTTAGGTACTGAATATGATGTTGAAATGCTAGAAGAACGTGATGAAACAATGAAAGCGTTAAATGCAGATGGTTATACTGATATTTCTACTAAGGAAATAAAAGTTTTAAAACTAGAAGAAAAACCTGGCAATCAAAAAAATATTTTTAAATATCAAAATACTGTATTAAGGCATGAGATTATTCATGCTTTTTTATATGAGTGCGGAATTGACTATGGTATGCAGTTTCACAATGAAGAAAGCGTTGATTTTTTTGCAATACAGTTTGATAAACTTGCAAAGATTTTTGAAGATGCAGGGTGTAAGGAGTGATTAAATGCTTAATGCGATAAGAAAAGGAGTGAGTTGGTTGGATGCTAAGTTGAATAATCCATTAGAAGAAACAGCAAATAACTTGAAGTGGCTTGAATTAGAATTGGAAGCGTGGCTTAATTCTAAAGAACGTGCGGATCAAATAAAGGCGGATATGTATTATAGAGATATACAAGATATAGCTAAATACAAGCGTATGGCAATTGGTGAGGGTGGCGAACTTGAAGAAGTTAAGAACTTACCAAATCATAAAGTAATAGATAATCAATATAAAAGGCTCGTCAATCAGAAAGTTAATCACTTGGTTGGTAAGCCTTTTACTGTTAATACCAATAATAAAACGTATGTTGATATGTTAAATAAATATTTTAACAAGAAATTCATGAAAACATTAAAAAGTGTTGGTAAAGATGCTAATAATGGCGGTGTTTCTTATTTATATCCTTACTATGATAACAATGAATTAAAGTTTAAACGCTTTAAGTCATATGAAATCAAAGTGTTTTGGAAAGATGATGAACACAATGAAATAGATTTCTTTTGGCGTTATTATAGAAAGCCTGTACGTTTTTCAAATGGAAGTGTTGAAGATATTCAGCATTTAGAAGTATATACATTAGAGGGTGTACGTTATTACATCTATAAAGGCGGTACATTGCTTTATGATAAGTTGAAAGGTGCAACTACTTACAGCTATTTAACATATACTTCATCAGTTGGTAATGAGGTTGTAGAAGAACAGCATCTTTCTTTTGAAAGAATACCACTTATCCCTTTTAAGGTTAGTGACATTGAAGAACCGCTTTTAAAGCGTGTCAAATCACTTCAAGATGGTATTAATACAATTACAACTGTATTCACAAATAATATGCTTGAAGATAGTCGTAACACCATTCTTATTATTATGAATTATGATGGTGAAAATCTAGGAGAATTTAGAAGAAATCTTTCAACTTATGGTGCAATTAAGGTAAGGAACACTAATGAAGAAAAAGGTGGTGTTGATACCTTACAGATTGAAGTAAATGCTGAAAACTATAAAACAATCCTTGAAATGTTTAAAAAGGCACTTATTCAAAACGGTGGCGGTGTAGACGTTACTGAACTAAGAGCATCAGGAACGCCTAATCAAATGAATATTCAGTCAATGTATTACGATATTGAATTAGATACCAATGATACTGAAACTGAATTTCAGTATTCTATGGAGCTGTTAAAGTGGTTTATCGACTTTGACATCAACTATCAGGGTAAAGGTAATTTCTTTGATGAAAAAGTTGAATTTATCTTTAACAGAGATATGCTGCAAGATGAAACTTCAATTATTGATAATTTGGTTAAATTAAAAGGTATTATTAGTGATGAAGATATTATCAAGCAACTTCCTTTTGGCGATTCTCAAAAGTTAATTGATAATATGAAGAAACAAAAAGAAGAACAAAGGCATGAAGTATTAAAAGAGTATGCGAATGCTTTTGTAAATAATCCACAGAATAATCCACAAATCAACAATGAAGGTGATGAATAATGCCTGGTAGTGATTATTGGAAAAAGAGATTTGAACTGCTTGAAGATGCCATGAATAACAAGGGTGCGCAATATATGAAGGATTCAGAAGCAATATATCGTAAAGCCATAAGTAACACTGAAAAAGAGATTTCGAGGTGGTATACACGTTTTGCTGATAACGAAGGTATAAGCTATCAAAGAGCGGTTGAAATGCTAACTGGTGATGAATTAAAAGAATTTCATATGGATGTTAAAGAATATATACAAAAAGGAAAAACGTTAGGTGTATCTGATCAATGGTCTAAGGAATTAGAACGTGCATCTACAAAGGTCCATATTAGCAAGCTGGAATCCTTGAAACTGCAAATGCAGCAACAGGTTGAGGAATTGACAGGAAAGAAAGCTAAGGGCATTACTGATCTTATGAGCGATATATATAGCGATACCTTTTATAAAACAGCTTTTGAAATTCAAAAAGGCTTTGGTGTAGCTGCTAATTTTGCTAAGTTGGATAAGAAAGTTGTTGATAAGATCCTTGTTAAACCATGGGCATCTGATGGTTCAAACTTCTCAGAACGTATTTGGGGAAGTCATAGAGCGCAGTTGGTGAACAAATTGCACGAGGGGTTAACAATTAATCTTATACAAGGGAAACCGCCTGATAACTTAATAAAGGAGATTGCAAATACATTTGAAGTTGATAGAAAACGTGCTGCTACATTGGTATTTACTGAAAAGGCTTATTTTCAATCAATAGCACAACGTGATTCGTTCAAAAATTTAGGCATTGAAGAATATGAAATTGTTGCTACATTGGATACTAAAACATCAGAGATATGTCGAGAAATGGATGGTAGGCATTTTAAATTAAGTGACTATCAGATAGGTTTAACTGCTCCGCCTTTTCATCCGAGATGCAGAACTGCAACCGCTCCGTTCTTTGATGATGAATTTGAAGATGAAGTGAAACGTGCTGCAAGGGATGAAAATGGTGACTATTACACTGTACCAGCAAACATGAAGTATGATGAATGGTATAGAGGGTTTGTTGAAGGAGATAAAAATACTCTTGATAAATTGAAACCAACAAAGAGTGCTAAAAAAGTTGAATCAATAAGAACGTTTGATGGTATAATAAAAATACCTAGTAGAAGTTATGATGATATTATTGAATATATTGCTAATATCGATGATACTTCTTTTAATTCAAATGTTAAAATTAAAATTGGTGATGAAGATAATATTTTGAAAGATATAATGGACGTAGTTGGTGCTTCGGGACTTCCAAAATCAATAAGTGAAGATGAATTTAATGTCTTAATAGAAAAGGGGCAACAGGCTTTATATCGAGGTGTTACTGATGAAAAGTTTGTAAAAGAATTTTTAGAAGGAAATGTATTTGTGGGACTAGGGGTTAATGGTAGTGGCATTTATACATCTAGTAGTAGAAAATACGCATTAAGATATGCAAACGAAATTGATGATAATGTAATGAAAATGCTGATAGATGACAAAGCTAAAATAATACCTATTGACAAATTATACAAAGATAAAAAATCTTTTATTAAATACATAGAATCAAAATTCAATGGTAAAAAGAAAGATAAAATATTTAAAATCATTGCTAATAATGGAAAATTTGCTATATTGAATGGTTATGATGTCATTGATTTTGGTATGCATAAACTTGTTTTGAATAGAACTGTATTAAAGGTGGTGAGATATGATGGAAAAAATTAAAAGATTTTATGATCGATATTCAGACAGCGAAGAATATGGTAGGATACTTTCAAAAACAGCACCACCAGAAGTTGTAGAATGTTTTTGTAAGTATTATAATTCGTATTTGTTTGATGAAAATATGTCACCAGTAGAGGATATTCTTGACAAGACAAGAGAATACCTTGCTAAAAATGGATATGAAGAATATGTTAAAGAAGCGGATAAAAAATATTTAGAATTTATGGAAAGTATATTTGTTTAGGGCACTCACAATGAAATGAGTGCTTTTTTTATCCAAAAATTTAGAAAGGGGTGAAAGAGTGGATATTAAACTTACACTGGAAAACAAACAATTATATCCAGCAGTTGTTAATTTAAGGCAATTTTCAAATAATACGGATATATTAAAATTTGAAATGTCTGATTATATGTATGAAACAACTGATTTATCAAAACTGTACTGCTATGCGGTTTGTGATATGGGTGGAGAAATTGACGAAGTTAAACTTGAAACAGAAGTTGTAGAAAGTAAGCTAAAGATAACTTGGAAAGTTACTGGCTATACTACACAACAGGATGGGCATATCAATTATCAAATTGTATTTAAAAACCTTGATGAAGAACAAACTGTTTTGTGGTTTTCATATCAGGGGATTGTTTTTGTTAACAGTTCAATTGATGCGGATGGATACATAGCGGCTAAATACCCATCTATCCTGCAACAGTGGGAAAAGAGAATGAATGATGCAGATTTTAATTATAATCAAGTTCTCGAAGAAGCAAAAAGGCAAACCCAGCTTGCTGCTGAAGAAGTGAAAAAAGCTGAACAGGAAGTAGCAAAAGCGAAAGAACAAGTTCGTATTGCAACAGAACAGGCTAAAAATGCTACTTCTGAAGCAAATAGGGCTTCTTCCAACGCTGATAAAGCTAAGAGTGAAGCTGATAGAGCAGAAACAATGAAAGATGCCATAAACAAACTTATTGGATATGAACCAGTAGATGCGATTGGCATGGAAGTAGCACAGGCGCGTGGTAAATATGATTTATTAGGTGAACGACTTGATGCAATGGATGAAAAAGTAATAATCCAAGAGAAAGATGGAAGTACCAAATCAGCAGCATTTAAATTTATTGTTACTGATGAAATAAAAGTACCTGCATCTAATGAAATAAAAGTAAGCCCGAATATGGGGATTAAATTAGAAGACTAGGAGGAAATAGAAGAATGTCTAAATTAAATAAAGTAAGAGTACAACTGTTAGATGAGGAAACAGGCTCAGTATTAGAAGAAGTAGATGTTATGACAAGTGCTGATGCAGTGAGTTTTGCTGACGGTCAAACATTTCAGCAAAAACTAGATGCTGGTTTATTAAAAGGTCAAAAGGGCGATACGGGTGCGATAGGACCTAAAGGTGATACTGGACCTCAAGGAGAAACAGGACCTAAAGGTGCGACAGGCGATGTTGGACCTAAAGGAGAAAAAGGAGACACGGGTGAAGGATTTAGTATCTTCAAAACATATGCTTCTGTTGCTGCAATGAATGCTGATAAAGCAAATGTGCAACAAGGGAAATTTGTATTAATCGCTTCAAATACAGAAGATGTTGACAACGCTAAACTATATGTAAAAGGTGCAACTGATTTTACATTCTTAACCGATTTGTCGGGGGCTCAAGGTATCAAAGGAGAAAAAGGTAATACTGGGGCAACAGGTCCACAAGGACCGCAAGGTCTTAAAGGAGATACTGGAGCAACAGGTCCACAAGGATCTCAGGGTCCAAAGGGAGATAAAGGAGATACAGGAGAAACGGTAAGAGTTGGTACAGATTATTCAACAGCAACTCAAGCAAAACTGTTTTTTAAATTAATTAATTAAAAGGAGAAAAAAGAATGGCAATTAAAAAGGGTCAAATGACCGATAATGAAACGGGAGATTTATTATACTTTCAAACATCTTATGATATGGTTACAGATAAGCCTACAAATTTTCCACCTTCAAGCCATAATCACGATGATCGTTATTACACAGAAGCCGAAATGAATACCAAGCTAACCGCAAAGCTTGATACAACTGGTAATGCAAGCAATGTGACTAATACTTTTACACAAGCCAGTACACTTGCAAATTTAACAACTGGTGAAAAATTAAGTGTTTCATTTGGTAAAATTATGAAAGCAATTGCTGATTTGATTTCTCATATTGGGAATAAGTCAAATCCTCATGCGGTTACAAAGTCACAAGTTGGATTAGGAAATGTTACTAATGATGCCCAAGTTAAAAGAAGTGAAATGGGTGTGTCTAGCGGTGTAGCAACACTTGATACAACTGGTAAAGTACCTAGTTCCCAATTGCCTAGTTATGTTGATGATGTACTTGAATATACAAATAAAGCAGGTTTCCCTACAACTGGGGAAAGCGGGAAAATCTATATTGATAAAGCAACAAATATTACCTATAGATGGAGCGGTACCGCTTATGTAGAAATTAGTCCATCGTTGGCATTAGGTGAAACTTCAAGCACTGCATATCCAGGTAATAAAGGAAAAACAACAACAGACAATGTTAATGCGATTTTAGCAGGTACAAAAGTTGTACCTAAAGCAACAGATGCGAATACATTAGATGGTAAAGATTCAACCAATTTTGCCAGTGCAGCAGATTTAGCTAAGAAACTAGATAAATCAGGCGGTACTATGGAGGGTGTTTTTAATGTAGATACTCTTTATTTTAAAGTCAATACTGCTAGCGGATATAGACAAGCCTTTGGAACAATACGTGGTGGTTTATTAGCGTTGGGGTCTGACGAATTGCCTGCGGCTTTGTATGGTTATGATAAGAATCAAAAGCCACAATGGGTATACAAAGAAGGTTCGAACTATGTGTTTAAAGATTTAGCACTTAAAGATGATATTAAAGTTTTAACGGGTTCACTAGTAAGTGGAACTGGAAAAATTGGTAAAACAGTTGCTTATCCTGATGGATTTACTAGAGATAATTGTACTGTAGTTAGTATTATGTATAGTGGTGGTCAATATACACCAACTTCATACACAACGGTAAATGACATTACTAATTCAACACTTTTTCAAATAAACTTAAATGCCAGCGATATATATATTGGTGTTGATTTTAGTAAATTGGCTAACAATAGTGGTGGGAATGTTAATACAGTTCAATATAGAGTTGTATTAATGAAAATAGCTTAAATAATAAGGTACTCATTTGATATGGGTGCTTTTTTTGTGGAAAGAGGAAAGTGATTATGAAAAAACTATTTATTTCACAGCCAACGAAAGGTAAGACAGATGAAGAAATCCTAAAGGAAAGAGAAACAGCAATAAAAGAAGCTAAACAATTGATTGGTGAGCCAGTTGAAATTATTGATTCATTTTTTCAAAATACACCTACAGATGCAAGACCACTATGGTTTTTAGGTAAATCATTAGAATTGCTTTCAACTGCTGATGTTGCTTATTTTTCAAAAGGATGGAATGATGCACGTGGATGTAAGATTGAACATGAATGTGCTGTTCAATATGGTATAAAAGCAATTGTTAAATAACTATTGATAAATAAGACATGCCTTTATGGTGGGTCTTTTTTATATATTCGTTCGGAAAAACGTAAAACTATCAAATCACGTGAAGCAACCACGTATAAAAGCGTAGATGAAAAGTGAGGTAAAAAAGTATGGAAAGAGAATTTTTAAAAGGATTAGGTTTAGAAAAAGATGCTATTGATAAAATAATGGCAGAAAATGGCAAAGACATTGAATTAGAAAAAGGTAAGGTTAAGGATATTCAAAGTCAATTAGTTACTGCCAACAACACGATTAAAGAACGTGATAAGCAGTTAGAAACATTAAAAAACAGCCCTGATAACCCTGAAACATTAAAACAGCAGATTCAACAACTTCAAGATGATAACAAGGCTAAAGATGAAGCACATCAAAAAGAAATCAAAGAACTTAAAGTTAATAGTGCATTAGAAAAGGCTTTAACTAATGCTAAAGCGAAAAATGCTAAGGCAGTGCAGGCACTTCTTGATTTAGGTGATGATGTTGAACTTAATGAAGATGGAACTATCAAAGGACTTGATGAAAAGATTAAGGCTTTGAAGAAATCCGATGCTTATATGTTCAATGATGATAAACAAACGGTAAAGATTGATGGTGCTAAACCAAATGCATCACCAAATGATCCTGCTAATCCAAATCCAGCACGTGATCCTAACAAACCAAAAACTTATGAAGATTTTGTTGCTGAATTAGAAGCACAGAACAATCAAGAATAGAAAATTAGAAAGGAAGATTTTTATTTATGAACACAAAATTTGATTCAAAATCATTTAATCCCGAAGCGTTTGGGAAATATTTAGAAAGCGTACCACGCTTAAAAAGAAACGAACTATTGAAGAGTGGTGCAGTTGTAGGAAGTGAAACATTAGCAAATTTATTTGCTGATCAAACTGGTTCATTCTATGCACGTATTCCAATGTATGGACAAGCAACAGCAGATGCACAAAACTATGATGGTGAAACTGATATTGTTGCAACTGGAACAAACACATTTGAACGTGGTGTTTTTGTTGCTGGGCGCATGTTTGCTAAAACTGAAAAAGATTTCTCGTATGATATTACTAGCGGTGTAGATTTCATTTCACAGGTAGGGAATCAAACATTAGATATTATTGATGAAATTGATCAAGATGATTTATTAGCAATCTTAAAAGGTGTTTTCGCTATGACAGATGAAGGAAGTTTACCATTTGTTAATGAACATACTTATGACTGCACTAATGTAGATGATGGAAAAGTTAAAGAAACAACTATTAATAACGCTACACAAAAAGCAAGTAAACAAAATAAAAATAAATTTACTCTAGCTATTGCACATTCACAAGTTGCGACAAACTTAGAAAATATGAGATTGATTAAATATCTAACATATACAGATGCTAATGGTATTACTAGAGATTTAGCAATTGCAACATGGAATGGTAAAACATTAATTATTGATGATTCTGTTGGTGAATCAGTTGCTTATGAATTAACTAAAGATACTGATATTGTACCTGGCAAAACTTATTACACTCTAAAAGCTAAATCAACTGATAAGTATGAAAAAGTTGCTTCACCTGAAAAAGCAAACCTTGGTACTTATTATGAACAATATACACAATATACAACATATGTATTCGGTAATGGTGTAATTGAAAGACAGCCAGTCCCTGTTAAAGTTCCTCATGAAATGGCACGTGATCCATATAAAAATGGTGGTGAAGATACTTTAATCAAAAGATGGCGAAATGCTTATGGTGTTAAAGGTATTTCTTATGAAAAGAAAGCACAAGCTAAAAAATCACCTACAGCCACAGAAATGGCAGATGGTACTAACTGGGTGTTAGTTAATGATGGAAACACTGATAGCCCTGAATACTATGACCACAAAGCGATTGCTATTGCCCGTATCATTTCAAGAGGTTAATCATGAATAAAAATATTAAAGATGATATTATTAAAAGGCTTTCTTCAATGAACTATGAAGTTAAGGAAAAAGATAATTTCATCTTGCAGTTCATCATTGATAAGGTTGAACAGGATATTAAAAATAAGACAAATCAAAGTGAAGTTCCAAGTGGACTTCATTTTGTTTTTGTTGAACGTGTTTGTGGTGAGTTCCTAAATGGTATGCGCAGTTCAAATATGCTTTCTGATGAACAGATTGAAGCTACAGTGACTGCAATTAAAGAGGGTGATACACAAGTATCATTTGATAAAGATTCTTCACCACAAGCCGTTTTTGGTGCTTATTTGAAATATCTAATGAATTATGGTAGTGATGATTTTGCTAAGTATAGAAAGTTTATGTGGTGATTCATATGAATGCAGTTAGAAAAGCATTAGAAAGTATGTACAAAGATACTTGTACTATCTATGAAAATCAAAAAATTAAAGATCCTAATACTCATGTAACAAATTTTAAAGAAGTTGAAGTATTAAAAGATATAAAGTGCAGATTGTCATTTTCAAATGTGACAAGCGCTGAAAAGGGTGATGCGGTGACTATTGCGCAGGTTACAAAACTATTTATTGCGCCTGAAATAAATATCAAAGCAGGATCTAAACTGGTTATTACCCATGAAGGAGTTACTACTGAATACACAAGAAGCGGTGTTCCTGCTATACATTCAAATCATCAGGAAGTAGTTATTGAATTGTTTAAGGAATACGCATAATGGCTAAATGGGGAAACTGTGATTTTAAACAGCTTCAAAAATTACAAAAGAAAATGGAGAAGTTTGAAAAGGCTGATCTTGAACAGTTTTGTGAAATGTGTGCTAAACATTTAGCTGCAAGACTTTTAGCAAGAGTTATTAAAGCTACACCCGTTGATACTGGCACATTAAAACGTTCTTGGAGTGAAGAAAATAAGAATGTTTATGTTGAATATAAGGGTAATGAATTTATATGTGAAATTATCAATTCAACGGAATATGCAATTTATGTTGAGTATGGACATAGACTAAAAGGGCATAAAGGCTGGGTTCATGGTTATTTTATGTTGGAAAAATCAACACTTCAACTGGACTTACAAGCACCAAGAATTATTGAAAAATTACTAATGAAGAAATTGGGTGAGATATTCAATGATTAATGAAATTATGGATGCTATCGCTATTAAACTGCATGAAGTATATGGTGATGAATACGAAATACATCAAAATGATATTAAGCAAGGTTTGCAAGAGCCTTGTTTTTTAATTACTCTTATTGACAGTGAAAAAGAGAATCTATTAAATTTGCGTTCTAAGCGACTTTTACCGTTTGATATATTATTCTTCTCTAGCAGTGGAAAAAATCAATGTCATAGCGTTTCTGACACGCTTATGAATGAGTTAGATATGATCAAATGTATTGACGGTGATTTACTTCACGGTACAAAAATGAGAAGTGAAATCATTGACGATGTTCTTCATTTCTTTGTCAGCTTCAATTATATAGCAGTAGTTAAAGAGGAAGAAACTGGATCAATGGAAACATTGGAAGTTAGCAGTAATACAAAGGAGTGATTATATGGCTAACACTAAAACAAAAACGATTCAAAAAAAACAGGATGCATCTTTTTACAAGGATGCATTTTTAAATTCTAAAGTATTTAGAAATAAAAAGGATTTATTAAATGCCATTTTAGAAGATGGTAAAAAATATACAACTAAAGAAGTCAATGACTTGTTAAAAAAAGAATTGGAAAGAAAGGTGGAATGTTAAATGTTAGGTGGCGGAACTTTTACTGCACAAAATAAAAAATTGCCTGGTACTTATATCAATTTTGCAAGTGCATCTAGAGCATCTGCATCGCTGTCTGATCGTGGTATCGTTGCAATACCATTATTAATGGATTGGGGTGCAGCAGATGAGGTTTTTGAAGTATCAAACGAAAAGTTTGTAAATAATTCATTGAAAATTTTTGGATATGATTATTCACATGACAAAATGAAAGGATTAAGGGATTTATTTAAAAATACCAAAACATTATATGCATATCGTTTAAATGGAAAGGGTACAAAAGCAACTAACACATATGCAGAAGCAAAATATCCAGGTATTAGAGGTAATGACTTAAAAATCATTATTTCAAAGAATGTTGATGATGAAACTAAATTTGATGTTAAAACAGTTTTAGAGTTTAAAGAAATGGATGTTCAAACTGTTAAAAATTCTTCTGAACTGGTTGCCAATGACTGGGTAACTTTCAAAAGTGCAGAACTTCAAGAAACTGCTTCGACACCATTAGCAAGTGGTACAAATGGAACAGAGGTAACAACATCTGAATATCAAGCGTTTTTGAATGCGATTGAATCTTACAGTTTTAATGCTTTGGGATGTCCAGTTGAAGATTCGAAAATCAATGAATTATTTGTTACATTTACAAAAAGAATGCGTGATGAAGTCGGGGCTAAATTTCAAACGGTAGTTTATAGAAAACCTGCTGATTATGAAGGAGTTATCTCTGTAGAAAATGAAGTGACTGATGATGTTAATAAAGCAAGTGTGGTTTATTGGACAACTGGCGCACAAGCAGGTTGTGCAGTTAATAAATCATTAACTAATACTGCTTATGATGGTGAATTTAAAATCAAGGTAGATTATACACAATCACAATTAGCGGATGCATTAGAAAGTGGTAAATTCATTTTTCATAATGTAACAGGTGAAGTTAGGGTTCTTGAAGATATTAATACTTTTACATCAGTTACAGATGAAAAAAGCATTGATTTTTCAAATAACCAAACAATCAGGGTTATTGATCAAATCGCTAATGATGTTGCTGCTTTATTCAATACGAAATATCTTGGTAAAATTCCAAACAATGCATCAGGTAGAATTTCACTGCAATCGGATGTTGTTGCAATTCATAGAGCATTAGAAGATATTCAAGCAATTGAAAATTTTAGTGCAGATGATATTGTGGTGGCTCAAGGTGATACAAAGAAATCAGTAGTATTAACAGATAAAATCACAGTTATTAACGCAATGAGTCAACTTTATATGAGTTGTGTAATTAGCTAGAAAGAGGAACAGATAACATGGGTAAATTTACAATGAAGGCTAAGGATTCTATCAGTGGATCAATGGCTGAATTATATGTGACTATTGAGGGAAACAGATATAACTTTGCTCAGGCAATCACATTTGAAGCAAATTTTGAAAAAAGCAAAACTGAAGTGCCTGTTTTAGGTCGTACAGGTAAAGGAAATAAAGCAACGGGGTGGACTGGGTCAGGTTCAATGACTTTACACTACAATACTTCAGTTATGCGTGAATTAGCATATAGATATAAAGAAACTGGTGAAGATGTTTATTTCGATATGCAATGTACGAATGAAGATCCAACTTCAAGTGTTGGGAGACAAACCGTTACATTAATTGACTGCAACTTTGATAGTTTAGTGTTAGCTAAATTTGATGCTGATGCAGATTATCTTGATGAAGATGTCGACTTTACGTTTGATGATTTTGAAATTCCTGAGAAGTTTAATTTGTTACAAGGGATGATTTAGTTTAAAGGACCACATTGAAGTGAACCCCATATAATGTGGTCCTTTTTTATTTGATTAAATATAAGAAAGAGGTATGAGAAAAATGAGTTTATCAGCTTTTATGGCACAAAATGTTGTGCAGGAAGAAAATATTGAATATGTTGCATCAAAAAGATTTATCGATGAAAAAACAAAAAAACCTATTGCATGGGAATTAAGATGTTTGGATTCACAGCGTGATGAAGAATTAAGAAAATCTTGTACTAAAAGATTAGAAGTACCAGGAAGAAAGGGGCAATTTACAAAGGATACAGATTTTGATAAGTATGTTGGACTGTTAACAGTTGAATGTGTTGTGTTCCCTAATTTGAATGATGCAGAACTTCAAAATTCTTATGGAGTTATGGGTGCGGATGCATTATTAAAAAAGATGTTAAAACCAGGTGAATACGCTGATTTATTAGCAAAAGTTCAAGAAATCAATGGCTTTAATGAAAGTTTTGAAGATAAGGTAGAGCAAGCAAAAAACTAATTGAAGAAGGTGATTTTGAAGCTAATATTGCTTATTATTGCCTTCATAAATTGCATATGCTTCCATCACAGTTTCTTTCTCTACCGACAAATGAACAGGCATTTGTATATGCTGCAATTCAAATAAGGACTGAGAATGAAGAAAAGGAAGCTAAAAAAATAAAAGCAAAATCAAAATCTAAAGGTCGTAGGAGGTAGGTGAATATATGGCTTCTATTAAAACAGTTATAAGCGTTCAAGACAGAATGACACCAGCATTCACCTCTATGAACCGTGCTTTAAATATTGTTATAAGTTCATTTGAACAGTTACAAAGAGATTCAGGACGTGCAGTTGATACTTCTTCTATACGACAGGCGAGGGAAGAATTAGCACGTGCTGAAGTCACTATGAATGGTGTTGAACAGGAAATTAGACAGGCTGCAAATCAGCAGCAAAATTTTAATACCAAGATAAAGCAAGGACAATCGGCTTCTGATGGACTTCTTAAAAAGGTTATGGGATTTGTTGGTGCTTATGCTGGTATACAGACAATAGGAAATATTGTTGGTTTGTCAGATCAAATGTCACAGACAACTGCTAAATTAAATATGATTAATGATGGTTTACAGTCAACTGAAGAACTTCAAAACATGATATTTCAATCGGCACAGAATTCAAGAGCAGCATACGGTGATACAGCTAAAACAATTGCAAAATTAGGGCAAAATGCAAAAGATGCATTTAATTCAAATAAAGAACTTATTGCATTTGCTGAAACATTAAATAAAAAGTTTGTTATAGCAGGTGCTACACAAGAAGAAATATCAAGTGCTACATTGCAATTAACGCAAGCGTTAGGATCGGGTGTATTACGTGGTGAAGAATTAAATGCAGTATTTGAGTCAGCGCCAAATGTTATTCAGTCTATTGCTGATTATTTAGATGTGCCAATTGGAAAAATTCGACAAATGGCAGCAGATGGTGAAATAACTGCTGATATTGTAAAAAATGCAATGCTTTCATCAATAGATGAAACGAATGCACAGTTTAAACAAATGCCTGTTACATGGTCACAAATATGGGTTAAGTTTAAAAATGAAGCATTGATGGCATTTCAGCCAATACTTGACAAAATCAATGAAGTTGCAAATAGTCAGGGTTTTAATGCAATGTTCAATGGTGCTGTAAATGCAATTCGAATGTTTGGTAATGTAGCAACTAAAGTGATCGATGTTATAGCTAACGGAGCATCATTTATAGCACAAAATTGGAGTATGATAGCACCTGTAATATATGCAGTAGCAGGGGCTATGGCTATTTATGGTGCGACAATTTTAGCTGTAAAGGCATATCAAACCGCTGCTTTGGCAGTATCATGGATGTACATTGCTGCATTAAGAATGAAAACATGGCTTACACAGGAAGGAATTATTGCAACAGCTACTCAAATAGGAGTGCAGATGGGGCTTAATGGTGCATTGGGTACTACAGTAGGTCTTATTTTTATGATAGTAGCAGCGGTTTTAGCTGTTATTGCTGTTGTATTTATAGTGACAGCAGTTTGGAATCATTTTACTGGTGAAAGTGTAAGTGGCTTAGGAATTATTGTTGGTGCGGTTTACTGGTGTGGCGCTCTTATTCAAAATATTTTTATTTTAGTAATTAATATTATTTTAGGAGCATTTCAGCTTCTGGTTAACAGTATTCAGCTAGGTGCAGCAGCTATCGCATTTGTATGGCAGTTAATTTGGAAAACAATAGCGAACCTGGCTATAAGTGTTGCTGAGTGGGTTGTAAATAAGTGGAATGAAGCAGTACTTAATATTAAAAAATTCTTTGCATTTTTAGGTAAAACTGGCGCACAGGCTTTTAAAGCTGTTGCGAGTGCGGCAGGAAGTGCAGCAACTTCTATCGCAAATGCATTCGTTGCAGGTGCTAACGCAGCTATTAAGGCAATCAACTGGATCATAGATGCAATCAATTTAATTCCAGGTGTTGATATTGATAAGGTTGATAAAATTGGCAAAGTTGACTTATCGTTTGATACCAGTGGGTTAGATACATATATATCACAAATGGATGGTATATTAGGTGAAACAGCGGAAAAAGTTTCGTTTGATAGATTTGAGTATGATGCTTTTGAAATGCCTGATTTGTGGTCACCTGATTATGTTGACTTTGTTGATATGGGCGAAGCATTTGATAAAGGATATGCTCAAGGTGAAAAATGGCAAAGTGATATAGGTGACTGGATGGGCGGACTTTTTGATAAAGGTGATAATCCGCTATCTGATCTTGAAAATAATTTTAGCGGTATCAAAGATGCAACTGATAAGGCAGCAGATTCAGGGAATAAGACCGCTGGAAACACTGCACAAATGGCTAAGACCATGAATGCATCAAGTGAGGATTTGAAATATTTAAGAGATATTGCAGAACGTGAAACAATAAATCGTTTTACAACTGCTGAAATAAAAATTGATATGAATAATAACAACACCATAAATAGTGATATGGATATTGATGGTGTCGTTGAAAAATTAACAGAAAGAGTTGAAGAAGAACTTCTTGCTACTGCTGAAGGGGTTCATAGTTAGAAAGGGGAGTTGTTTATGGCTAAAGGATATAGTTTCTTTTTAGGAAGTTTACAGCTTCCTGTTCCACCTGAATCAATGGAAATGGTTATTAATAATCAAAATACAACAATTAATTTGATAAATGATCAGGAAGTTAATATTTTAAGAAAAGCGGGACTTACCGAAATATCATTTGATGCACTTTTACCGCAAACAAAATATCCTTTTGCAGCTTATCCTAATGGATTTAAAAGTGCTTCATATTTTCTTGAAGAAATAGAAAAACTAAAAACAGGTTTAAAACCGTTTCAGTTGATTGTGACACGTGCAACACCTAATGGCAAGCTGTTGTTTGACACAAATATAAAAGTGTCTTTAGAGGACTACACAATAAAAGAAGAAGCAGGAAATGGTTTTGATGTTAAAGTATCTCTGTCTTTTAAACAGTATGTTGAATATTCAACTAAAACAGTAAAAATAAATATAGAAGATAATCGAAAGAAACCAGTAATTAATCCCCCATCAAGATTTGCTTCTTCCAATGCATCCAATGTACAGCCGACTATAGGATGCAATGTAATTGTAAACGGGAGACTGCATCGTGACAGTTATGGAAATGGACCAGGACAAACTCGAACCAATTATCAAGGTAAGATAAATTTTATTAAGACGGATGGAAGGTCGCATCCTTATCATGTCACAACACCTGGTGGCAGTTGGCTTGGCTGGGTTCTTCCAAGTGCGATAAGGGTGATTTAATGAAAGTTATATTATTGATACAGTGGCTTGATACCTGTTATGAACCAGTAACACTTGATGGCATAACTTGGACATTAGAAAGAAAAGGAACACCAGGAAAACTGGAATTTACAGTGCTTAAAGATTCTAAACTGAGGTTTGAAGAAGGTGCTTCGGTTCGGTTAAAAGTAAATGATACTAATTTATTTTATGGCTTTGTATTTAAGAAAACATATGATAAAGATAAAAATATCAAAGTAACTGCGTATGATCAATTGAGGTATTTAAAGAATAAAGATACATATGTTTACAAGAATAAAACCGCTACTGAACTTGTTAAGATGATTGCAGCAGATTTTAACTTAAATATTGGGCAGATGGACGATACGTATTTTAAAATTGCTACTAAAGTTGAAGATAACAAAACGTTATTTGATATTATTCAGGATGCACTTGATGATACTTTAGACAACAGAAGTGAAATATATGTACTATATGATGATTTTGGCAAGCTGAGATTATCCTATATTGAGTTCTTAAAAGTTGGATTGGTTGTTGATGCGGAAACCGCAGAATCATTTGATTATTCAAGTTCAATTGATGGTGAAACCTACAATAGAATCAAACTTGTTAGAGAGAATGAAAAGACTGGTAAACGTGATGTTTATATTGCACAAAGCGGTGACAATATGAATAAATGGGGTGTTCTTCAATACTTTGATACTGTTGATGAAAATGTCAATGCAGTTGCAAAAGCTAATGCACTTTTAAAGTTATACAATGAAAAAACCAAATCATTGAAAATAAATGGTGTATTAGGCGATACAAGAGTAAGAGCAGGCTCACAAATTATTGTGCAGTTAGAATTAGAAGATATGAAACTACAAAATTTTATGCTGGTTGAAAAAGTAACACATAAATTTGAAAACAATCATCACAGTATGGATTTGACACTGAAAGGGAATGGTATTTTTGATGGCTAATTTGGTTGAATTGATTAAACAGGCAGCAGTTGAAGCGGTGAATGCTTCTGATCCTGCTGCTTTTTATTTTGGTACTGTAACCAATGATAATCCTTTGTCCGTCAACGTTGAACAAAAGATGGATTTAACAAGTGAATTTCTTATTCTAACTAATGCAGTGAAGGACCATGTTGTAGAAATGACAGTTGATCATACAACTGAAAATGTATCACTTAATGCTAATCATACGCATGAAGTTGAATCAAGTGGTGATATAACTGTTACATCTAAACTGAATCCTGAACAACCAGGAACAACGATTGAAAATGAGGTTCAGAATACATCGTCAACATCAATAAGTGCAGTTAAAATTGATTTAACACATAAACACAGTTATAAGGGTAGAAAGAAGTTTACAGTTCATAATGCACTAAAAAAAGGTGAAAAAGTTGTAATGATAAAATTGCAAGGCGGTCAAAAATTTGTTGTTTTAGATCGTGTATAAAAAGGGGGAATGTTATGATTCCACAGAATGAATATGAATTAGAAAATGATGCTGCTTTAGATATTGAAGAAATACCGACACCAACACCTAGGATCATCATAGAAAAAAACAGGCTAATGGGTTCATGTGATGGGCTTGAAGCAATTAAACAGGCAGTATATTTAATCCTAAATGTTGAAAGGTACAGATATGTAATTTATTCATCGAATTATGGAGTTGAATTTGATGATCTGTTAGGTAAACCAGTTCCATATGTACTGCCTGAATTAAAAAGAAGAATTGAAGAAGCATTGACACAAGATGATCGCATTACAGGTGTTGATGGTTTTGAGTTTGAGACAAAAAAAGATACAGTGCATTGTACATTTACAGTACACAGTATTTTTGGGAATTTTGTAAGTGAAAGTGTGGTAAATATTTGATGTATGAAAATATTACTTTTGAAAAACTGATGGAAAGAGCAGTTGCGAGAATTGAAGAACAAAACTCTAATATTGACACAAGAGAAGGTTCTATTGTCTACAATGCTTTATCACCAGCTATTTATGAAATTATGGGAATGTATATTGAGATTGACAGAATTATGAATGAAACATTTGCTGATACTGCATCAAGAGAATACCTTATCAAAAGAGCAGCAGAACGTGGTATTATTCCACAGCCTGCAACAAAGGCTATTTTAAAAGGGGTATTTACCCCATCTGCACTTGAAATTCCTATTGGTTCAAGATTTTCATTAGAAAAACTAAATTATACAGTTATAGAAAAAATTGGTGATGGTCAATATCAGTTGGAATGTGAAACTGCTGGTGAAGAAGGTAACCTTCATTTTGGACAGCTTATTCCAATTAACTATATTGATAAGTTGGAAACCGCTGAACTTGTTGAACTGCTTATTCCTGGTGAAGATGAAGAAGATACCGAATCAATAAGAAAAAGATATTATCAGTCGTTAGAAGCTGAAAGTTATGGTGGTAACAAAATTGACTATAAAATTAAGGTTGGGTTAATAAAAGGTGTTGGCGGTGTTAAAGTCTATTCAGGTCATGAATGGAACGGCGGTGGAACTGTCAAAATCGTTATAACTGATTCTGATTTTGAAAAGCCTACGGATACATTAGTGAAATCGGTTCAAAAAGAAGTTGATCCCGTTGCTACACCTGGTGAAGGTATTGGGATAGCCCCTATTGGACATATAGTAACTGTTGTAGGTGTTAATGAGGTTGAAATAGATATTAGTACCCAAATAATTTATCAGCCTGGATATTATTTTGAAGCTGTTAAAACAGATTTAGAAAAAGCAGTTGATGAATATTTACAAGGTTTGAATTCAGTTTGGGAAGATGAGAATAACATTATTGTTCGTATATCGCAGCTTGAAACTAGAATTTTAGGTGTAAAAGGTGTTCTTGATGTCATGAATACAACAATCAATGGGGTATCAGAAAATTATACTGTTCACAAAGACAGTATTGTTAAAAGAGGTGAATTAACTGATGGAAACTAAACTTATTAGTTATCTTCCACCTGTTTTACAGAATATAGAAGAATTTAAGGCGCTATATAGAACTGAAGATTATGAAATTGATGATTTGTACGCTGCACTTGAGATTCTTTTAAAGGATCAGTTTGTGCATGAAGCAACTGAAAATGGTATCAAAAGATGGGAAAAGATTTTAAAAATTATTCCTGGGGCTTCTGATACCTTAGATATGCGCAGATTTGAAATTTTAAATCGCTTGAATATAAAGATACCTTATACTATAACGATGCTTCGAAACAAAATACAAGCATTGTATGGGAGCAATTGTGATATTAAATATATCAATGATACTTATACATTGAAAATTTTTGTTCCTGCTATCGTAGATAAGGAACTTTTAAATTTACAAAAAATGTTAGATGTGATTATTCCAGCTAATTTAATTGTTAACATTATCATAAATGAACAGATAGAAAGGATGAGGAAATTATGAAATTTGAAAACAAAGTTTATGACACTTTAAAGTACGTGGCACAGGTGGTATTGCCATCAGTTGGAACGTTGTATTTTGCACTTGCAGGGATTTGGGGGTTACCATTTGGAGAAGAAATTGTTGGTACAATCACTGCGATTGATGCGTTTTTAGGTGCTTTATTAATGATTTCACCCAGCCAATATAAAAAAGCGAAAGAATAGTGGGTGTTCCAATGTCACAAGGTGAATTCTATGTATTATTATTTGGTGCAATTAGCGGCTTAGCAGTTGTTGTTGCACCGATTTTAAAACTTAATTCTAATATAACGAAATTAAATTCCAATATGGAGTATTTGAATCGTAATGTCGTAGAGAGTGAAAAAAGAATCAATGATATAGCTCAACAACAAAATATGACGGATAAAGTTCTTTATGAACATAAATATATCCTTAAAAATCATGAAGATAGAATTGATAAATTAGAAAAATAAGAGTGGTTGAATACTGCTCTTATTTTTATTACAGAAGGAGAATGAAGAATGGAAATTAAACAAAATTTAGTGAGTTCAAGCAAATATGATATTAAGTGTCCTTATGAACGAACACCGCAGTTTTACGTTATTCATAACACATACAATGATGCAGCAGCATCAAACGAAGTAGCATATATGATTAGAAATGACAATAAAGTATCTTTTCACTATGCTGTTGATGATGTAGAAGCTGTTCAAGGACTACCCGAAGATCGTAGTGCTTTTGCTTCTGGTGATGGTAAAAGAGGTCAAGGTAATCTATACGGTATCCACGTAGAAATTTGTTATTCTAAATCTGGTGGAGATAGATTCATCAAGGCTGAACAAAATGCAGCAAAATTTATCGCAGATGGTTTAAAGGCGCATGGTTGGGGAATTGATAAAGTTAAAAAACACCAAGATTTTGCAAATAAATATTGCCCACATAGAACATTAGATATGGGGTGGCAAAGATTTTTAAATATGGTACAAGCTAATCTTGATGGAAATTCTCAACCATTGCCACAGCCATCACCAGATACTTGCACATCAGTAAATTATCAAGTAAGAATTACTGCTAACAGTGGTTTAAATGTTCGCTCTGCTCCATCTACAAATGCTTCTAAAGTAACTGCATTAGCTAAAGGAACAGTAGTTACTGTTGATAGAGAATCTAATGGATGGCTACATATCAGTCAAGGATGGATTTCTGCTGAATATACTGAAAGAGTTTCTAGCGGATTTTCGGTTAATTATAAAGTAAAAGTTACTGCAAACTCAGGATTGAACGGTCGTTCTACTCCAAGCACTTCAGGAAGCAAGGTTACTGCTTATGTCAAAGGAACAATCTTAAACATTTCAAAAGAACAAAATGGTTGGGGATATACTGGTACTTGTTGGGTTAAATTAGAATATACTGAAAAAGTAAGTTCTAATAACACATCAAACACTTTAGGTACTTATGAAGTAACTGCCAATGATTTAAGTGTTCGTACCGGTCCTGGAGAAAATTATAGAAGAAAAACATATAATGAATTAACAGTTGATGCAA